TAGTTATCGTCCTTGTGTGGGTTTCTCTGTCATAAGAGCACTCCCTCACAATAAACGAAAAACTCATTTTATCAACGCGGCGTTTCATAACATCACGGTGTAAATTGCGGTGCCGCTCGTCCTCGCTGTCGAGGTGTGCCGCAATGTCGAGTCCTCGCTCGGTAATGGTGTAATCGAGGGACTTGTTACGAGTGCGAGCGTATACCGTCGCGTCGTTCTGTCCGTGATTGCGGTTAAAAATAAAGTCCGACATATCGCAACCGTCAAGAGCTCCGCGAGCGATAACCTCTTTGTACTGTACGCCGTCGATTTCACAAATAACGGTAGGCGTATCAAACACAATAGGGGTACCACGCAAAATAAGCTCCTTATTGTCGTTGTCGTCGAGTACAGTAAACGGCGTTGCCGCTCTGTATTCTCTTTCGTTTGGCTTATAAGGCATATTTACTCGTCCTCCTCTCCGTCGTTCTCGCCCTTTTTCGGTGCCGCAGCGGGTGCGGGGTTGCCGCCGTTAGCGTCGTCGCCCTCTCCGCCGCCCTCGGTACCGTCCTCGGGTGGTGTGGTTTCTTTTCCCTTGTCGCCTAATTGGTACTCGTCCGCTTTATCGGCATTAACCATATTGAGCGTTTGTACGCGGCGTTTGCCCTCCTCGCCGCCGATAGGCGGAAAGCCGAGCGTTACTAACGCCTGGTCGAGCATTAAGCCGCCGATTTCGGAGAGGTACTTAACTGCTGCGAGCTTGTCGGAAAGTTTCGCATATTGGAGCTTGTTACCCTCTGCAACAATCAAATTACCAAAGCCGCGCTCCTTGCGGGTAAAGAAACAATTTGAAAAAGCCTGCTCAAGCTGCATAAAAAACGGTCTAATTTCGCCCTCGTAAAAGTCGTCCTCTTGCTCGGGTGTCGCCTTATTCTGCACAATGTTTTCATTGGTGCCGAAATAGTCGTAAATTTCGCCTTTGATATACAAGAGCTGCCCTTGAGGTAGGGGCGTTTGCTTGTCTGTGATAGGCGTATAATCGTACTTGTTGTCGGTAACGATAACGCCCGCGCCGTTGTTCTCCATTTTGAGGTTATCTCGTATAAAGTCGTCGCGGCGGCTCTTTAAGTCCTCGTTTTTAGTGGAGGCAGCTACTTTCAAAATACCGCGTACAACCGCCACAAGCTCGGCAAACTTGCTCATAGATTGGTTAAAGGTGTTTGCCGTTTTCAAAACGGGCATTAAAGCCTCGTTATTGCTGCCGAAAAGCTCGTTATCGGCAAACATTGAGCCGATATGTATAATATCCGTGTACGGGAAAGTGTAGGTTTTCCCGTTGTAAAAGCGGAATTTCAAAAAGAGCTCGCCCTGGTACTCAAGCAGCTTTATTTCCTGGGCGTTAATGTTGTACATTGCCTCAAGTTTTCCCGTGTATTCGTTCCACACGGGGAAAATAAAAGCGTTGTTATAGAGCTTGTATTGTGCCGCTGCGCGATAATAAAATTTATAGGCAGTAGTAAGCGGGTTAGGCTGATACTGCAAAATATAATTAAGCGAGCTGCTCTCAACATCAAGCAATTTTCCGTCGCCTTTGCGGATATGTCGCGGCTGCACTCTCGCGGCTCTGCGGGCGAAAGAGTGAATAGCAGCGCGGACGGTGTTTACCTCCCAGGCATTGCCCGAAAACGGTACAAAATTCGATTGGTAGGAATTGAGGAGCTTATACTCGGTGTAGCCCTCGAGAGATTGCGGCTTTTTACCGAAAATAGCCTCAAAAAGTCCTCGTCTTTCTTTCATTTTTTCACCCCACATTGTACATAAAGTCGTCGTAATATTTTACATAGATAACCCAAGCATTAAGCAGTGATACCGCCCCGTCAATTCGGCGTTTGTCGGTTATCTTAACGGGTTGAATGTTATTAACTCCGCTTTTCTTTACTGCCGTATTTGATAGGCACCAAATTAAAACGGGGTTTTTGTTGTAGTTTACTATTTTGTCAGCAAAAGCCGCTCCCATTTCGCGCATAGGTTGACTCCAGGTAAAAGGTCCCTGCGCTACGGGCTCCATAGTAAAACCGTTGCTTTTCATTTCCTCCACCCAATAGCCCGCTAACGCTCGGTCATAGCCGACTTTGAAAGCGTCTATTTTGTGCTCGTCCCGCATTTGGCAAAACCATTGTGTAACCTCGGTAAAGTTTACACGGTTGCCGCTGCATATAGTGAGCAAGCCCCGCTCCGCCCATAGGCGGTAGGGAGCCTCGTTTGTATTCTTTTCCTCGAGGTGCTCTATACGCGCCTGCGGGAGGAAATAATGCTGCAAAACATAAACCGTATTGTCGGCAGGCTTGCGTATTAGCAGCGTTGCCGCCGTCAAGTCGGTAGTAGCCGAGAGGTCGCAACCGCCTATAGCGTAGGTGTTGTATACCTCCGACATATCGAAAACAGCGTCGTTTTTAATTTGGTCGTAAGAGAGCCATACGCTGTTATCGTTCTCGCGGTAGTTAAAGTCCTTGCATAGCACGCCTGGCAAGTCTGCGGCGTTGTTTTTCGCTCTCTCAACGAAAGCGGCAAGGGTTTTATATTGCTTGATAGCTCCAAGCCCAGGGTTAGCCTTAATCCACATTTGCGGGTTAGTCCACTCGTCGCGGCTGTCGATTTCGTAGAGGATAGGTAAAAAGGTGTCGTCCTTTTTCTTTCCGTCTGCGAGGTCGCAGGCAAGCTCGTACATATTGTCGAAAATGCACTCGCGTACCGTGCCCGCTGTCGTAATCATAACGACAAGAGGTTGACGGCGGCTCGAGGTGGATTGTTTCATAACCTCGTATAGGTTTCTATCGCGTATAGCGTGGAGCTCGTCAATGATAACGGCGTGAGAGTTCAAGCCGTCAAGTGTATTAGAGTCCGAGGCGAGAGCCTCAAAAATTGAGGAGGTAGCAGGGAAATATACATCATTTCTCCGCTTTTTAACAACCGCTCGCAGCTCGGGCGATTGTTTAATCATATTGACAGCCTCGGTAAGTACCTTTTTTGCCTGGTCTTTTTTGGTAGCTACGGAGTATATCTCCGCTGCGCCCTCATAGTCGGCAATCAGCATATATAACGCAATGCCCGAAAGCAAAGTAGACTTACCGTTTTTTCGTCCGCATAAAAACATTGTTTCACGGAAACGACGGTAGCCCGTGTCTTTTTCAAGCCAACCGAAAAGCAGTTGTATAAATGCTTTTTGGAATAATTCAAGCTCAAGCGGAGCTCCGATAGTTCCTTGCGATTGCTTGCAAAATGTTTCGATAAAGAGTATAGGTCGCTCGCCCGTTTCCTCGTCGAAATAATACGGAAAATCGGCAGGCGGTGCCTCCATTTCGGAAATAAGCCGAGAGTAGACGGCTTTTACGCGCCTACTCGTGATAATGTCGCCGCACTCTATGCGGCGGTAATATTCTTTAACCCAATTCAAGCCTTTTTAGCTGCCTTTGTGGGTTTCGTGGCAAACATCATAAGGGCTTGTCCCGCTTTGTCCGCCTCCGTGCTCGGCGAGAGCTCGGAAAGCTGTTTAATGGTGGCATTATAATTCTTTACCATTGCGTTATAAGGCTGTAAAAGAGGGTGCGCCCTCTCGATAGTGTAGGCACCCTGCGGCATTTTAACTACGAGCCCGTCCTCGTTGATTTTTGCCTCCATATCCTCCAAAGAAACGAGCATATAAGCCGCTCTTTCAATCAATTTTTTAGCGATTTCGAGCTGTTCTTTGGGTAGATTTTTGTAAATTTTCTTAATTCGGTTTTGCTCTTTTTTCTGTCGCGTATATAATGTATCGTCCAAGCTAAAACTCCTTTCTTTGGTCGTTAAGGGTAGGGGGGGTAATACACACAAGGGGCGGTCATAAAAGGGGCTTAAATACGGTTCATAAAAAACAACATCAAACTTTTTTGACGGGGGGGAGTGTTTGCGTTCTCTCGGCTGTCGCGTCGGCTGCTGCGTGTACCTCAATCGCTACAACATTGATAGCATTTAGTATTAACTTTGTGCCCTCGACAGTATCGAGAATAACGGTGCCCTCCTCAAGAGCTGACGCGAGCCGCTCTTGAAAGTCCGTAGTAGTAGCCTCGACATTGAAAGACAATGCCGC